TGCACGGCTGATTGTAGTTTTTAATATCCAATACGCATGGATACCACGACCAGAATTAACCACGCATGGCAATGGCATTCTGATAGCTTTACAGAACTTTTTGAGCTCTACTAACCCTGTGGCTTGGTCTACGTAACCTTTACCCGTAGCTGCTTTATCAATACCACAATCAATGTCTAACCAGAACGACTTAATCAAGTCTCCATTCTTCTGAATGCGACCATCGGTATTGTTAACATACTTCGCACATGCAAAGTAAGCATTGCATTTATCTTGTACTAACTCATCAACCCTTGTGGCTACTTCCGCCAGTGTCAGGTGAAACGTCTGTGTAGGTCTAGTCTCGTCTTGCCGTAGCCCGACTATGCAGTAATACCCAGCCCCTTCGGGGGGCAGGACTGCTGTCAGTAAGTCTGTTGTCGCCATATCACCTCAAAACCGAAAAAGATAGGACAGCAGGGGGGTCGGCACTCCCCTTTTCGCTCCGTCGAGCTAGCTGCCCCCGTGGACTTAAGTCTTAGTTTTAACTAAGTACTTTTCTATTTTTTCAACTTTAGAACTGCGTGGCTGTGTCTGCCCAGTGAACCATTGGTAGATGGTCATACGAGAAACACCGAACTGCTCAGCAACCCTTACGACAGGGATGTTGTTTTTTATGCAGTACCTACCAAGACGAACCCCGATGAACCTAGAGTCGGCATCTTGGTTAGCCAAATGCAGTGCAAAGCTGTAGCCTCTTAAACTCATTCTTCTTCGTCAGTAGACCAGTCACCCATTACGGACTTCAAATCAGGCTTAGCTTTTGGCTCAACTTTTTTCTCTGCACGCTTGGTAGGTTCTGGGACTGCCTCTGCTTCAACTGCTGGGGCTTTAGCTACGGGGGCTTCTAGTTTAGGTTTGCTATCACCAGCGGCTACTGACATAGTAATAGCATTCTTAGCAGCGGTAGATTCGCCCTGCTTAACTGCAGCTTCCCACTCAGGCTTTTCTAAGAAACGAACTGGACGGAAATACAACTTACCAACTGTTGAGTCCTCATCAAAGCGCATCTCAGTAACCAGTGTGTTTAAGTTGTAGCCTTGTGTGCCAACGTACTTAGCATACTGATTGAAAGGCATGTGCTCTAAATCGCCAGGATCTTTCATATCATAGAAAATTGATTTGGACTGCAGTGTCATTTGATAAACATCACCATCTAAATCACTAGCTAATGCAACCGCAATACGGCGGTTTTTACGACATGCCTTAGTACTACCTTGACCAGAACCATTAATATCCTGTGGGCAACCAGTACATGTATTGTGCTGTGGTTCTTTGCATGATGCGTCTGGCTTCTCGCCGTCGTTAGACCAGCAATCAGGAGGAGCTGCATCGCCCTTTGGATCCCATGCTTTAGCGTAGTAGGTTCTTGAAATATGTTTAGAAGCATTAACAATAACTACTTCCAACTTATTTGTTGGGGTCTTTGAAATCTCAGTACCATTTACTTTAAGTACGAACTTGTTTGCACCAAGTGCAATACGTTTAGTCTGATCCCCACCACCGCCAACAAGGGCTCTAGTGACATCATCTAATTGAACTTCCTTAAGGTAGTCTGGTAATTGATTATTAAAAAGGGCGACGTTGCTCATTTGCTTCTCCTAACTGTAATTGCGTATGTGCTATCCACGTTTAAACCGGCGGGATGCAAGTCCGGATTCTCCTCCAAGAACTGCTTCATGTTGGATTGTTGAATTCTTCTTTCTAGCAACTGAGGTGCGTTATGTTCAAACATAAACTCGTAAAAACGTTCCCAGTCATTAGTTGTGTATCGGTTCTTTACTGTGCGGATGGCTGTGCCATGCTCAGTTTTTATGCTAGTAGCTCCAGTATCCTTGCACAACTCTAGGATGCTCTGCTCAATAACATCAAGTTGGTCTTGAAGCTCGGTTTCTTTAGCCTCGGCTTCTTTGCGTACAGCGTCTCTTGCGTCACGGATTTTAATATAGATTGCAACTAGCTTGTCTATATTGGCGACTGGTGCTACCGCTTCGGTATCTGTGGTCATTTCGTTTTCCTTTAATTAAACGCAGGTCTATGCCTGTTGATTAATACTACAACTACTTATTGACTGTGTCAACTACTTCTTGCTTATATAAATCAATTATTTTTGTATGTATATCCAACTTATTTTGCAACATGTTATACAGCCTTGTCTCTACGGGACTACCCTTAATATGCACAATCGTCATCTTGTTCTTCTGCCCTTGACGATCAATACGTGCATTGGCTTGCAAGTAAGTCTCTATAGATGTCACTGGTGCATACCAAATAATAGTATCTGCTGCAGTTAGTGTGACACCGTGTGAGGCCGCTTGAGGCTGAATGATAAGCACATGGGGGTTGGTCTGCTCTTGAAACTTTTTAAATATCTCAGTGCGTTTGTTGACTGGTACGACACCATTGATAACCTCGCAGACAATACCTGCCCCTCTCAAATGCAATCTGAGCAATTCTATTGTATGCGTGAATGGTACAAAGACAAGCACTTTGTGACTAGCTTCTTCGATAACCTCTTGAACAACTCGTAACCGATTAGAAACATCAAACTCAACAACAGAACCATTATCAGAATAGACAGCGCCACCACTAATTTGAAGCAGTTTATTAACATTAACAGCGGCATTAACAGTTGATACCTCTTCGCCCGCTGCCACCATGAGCATGTCTTTCTTAAGCAGCTTGTAGTATTTCTCCTGTTGCGCAGTAAGGGGGGCGTCTCTGAATACATGGGTCACCTCTGGTAGGTCTAAACAATCTTTTTTCTCGTAGCGGATTGCTGGTTGTAAAGCATGGAATACAATTTGGTTAGCGTTTGGTCTCGGCATCCACTTAAACTTAGTCAACTGCACCATAGTCTGGTCACGGAATGACCCAAAGAAACGAGGTACGTTATCTGGTACGCATAGCTTAGCTAAACCAAAAGCATCGGTAGGTGTCTGTGCGGCTGGTGTGCCTGTCATCATCCATAACCATGTGCGAGGGGTAAGTATATGATTTAGTGTTTTCCAACGTTTGGTAGTGTTGGTTTTGTAGGCATTAGCTTCATCAACAATAATTAAATCAAAATTATTTCGGGCTATGTCGTTAGCTACAATCTCAACCCCGTCATAGTTGATGACTACAAACTGCGCATCACTATCAATTACAGCCTTGCGTTTAGTGCGGTCCCCATAGGCTATGCCGACTTTTCTGTGCATTACAAACTTAAATAGGTCAGCCTGCCATGCGGACTGCATAATGGACAACGGGCAAATGATAAGCACACGGAAGATTTTCTTTTGTTCCATGAGGTAGTCTGCCGCCCAAATAGCTGAAGCGGTCTTGCCAGTACCCTGTTCGTTAAAACAGAATGCACGTTTATTTAACGTCAGAAAGTTGGAGGTATCCTTTTGGTGAGCCATAGGTTTAAACAACCCAGGCCACTTGTAGTTCTTTTGGATGGGGGAGGGGACACCTTTAACCTTTAGCTTGTTTAGAGCTTGGGCTTCTTCTAGCCCCCAATGTACGGCAACCTTGTGTAGATCACCATGCGACTCAATAATTTGGCTTTTTGGAATGCACTCAGTTACGAGATGCGGGCGACGTGTGGTTACTACGAGCGCTTTGTTATTTAGTATTTCCATTTTTAGGTTTATTGGTCTTTAGGCTATGGTCGGCGTTACGGGCGAATGATCTATTTGATGAGGCGGATTTAACAGTTAAATTACTACGAGTGGTCTTGCCACCTTTAGACAACGGCTTCTTGTGGTCGACATCTTTGCCATCACCTTTGTGTACAACGCCTTCAGCTTCGAGCATACGGCGAGCCTTGTTGCGCTGAGCACGCTTCTTTTTAACTGCGGGAGTGCCGTCGTATTGTGCATATTCTTTAGCATACGGGCGGGGTTTGTTCACATAAGGCATATCGTTGCTCCTCTTTACGGTAGAAATAGGTGGTTCCGTCACCCAATACTATGTATTTTGGCATGTTTTCTGAGTCTGTTCCAGTCAATAATCGCAGGGCTTCTTGGATGTCGTCATCTACATCTACCCAGCCAGCAAAGGGGATTGGCTCGCTCATTTGATCCTCTTGGCGATTTCACGCTCAATGTACCATTTAGCCTTGCGTAAGTCCTCAACGGCATCGTTCTTCTCGTCAGCACGCCATATGTACTTAACAGCATTACCTAAATTAAATCCCATATGTTCAGTAATTTGGATGCACTCTACCCCCGATGGGTGGCTTGTGTAGTGCTTGGGGTGATTTACTGGATCATTCATTTCTCTTGTGCCTTTCTTAGTATTGCTCTAGCAAATGC